CGCTGGGCAGTCTCCGCGAGCGTGTCGATGCGCTACGTGCCGAGCGCGAGTGGATTCCAGCCAGCAACATCAACGCCATACGTCGTACCAACATCGAGGTCAAGGCCCTCGAACGACAGATCCGCCAGCTCGAACGGGTGAACGGTGGCAAGATCAAGACCATGCTGTCGGATGCCTTCAACAGCATCCCGTTCGCCAATACGCTGACCAATCCAATCGTCATGGCGGGCATGGCGGGATTTAAGGCGCTGCAAACAGGTTTCGAACGGGAAAAGGTGCAGGTCGCCTTCGACGTGCTGCTGCGCGGTGACACGAAAGCATCGGAAGCGCTGCGGGAGGAGATTCGCCAATACGGGATGGTAACACCCTACATGACAGCCGAGTTGCAGGATGCCGCGAAAATGATGCTTTCATTCGGCATCGCGCAGGATCGGATCATGCCCAACATCAAGGCGCTGGGCGATATCGCAATGGGTGACCGGAACAAATTGAACTCATTGACGCTGGCCTTCTCGCAGATGACCGCGTCGGGACGGCTGATGGGGCAGGATCTGCTGCAGATGATCAATGCCGGATTCAATCCGCTGTCGGAAATTTCCCGCAAGACAGGAAAATCCATCGGCGTGTTGAAAGAGGAGATGGAGAAAGGCAAGATCTCGGCCGAGATGGTGACACAAGCATTCTATTCGGCGACGCAGGCCGGGGGCCAGTTCCACGGCATGACCGAAAAGATGGGACAGACGGCCGCGGGCAAGTGGTCCACGCTTCTCGGACTGGCGGGCGACCTGCTGTTCCGCCTCTACGGGATCATCGAGCCGCTGGTAATTCCTGCCATGACCGCGCTGGAGTGGATCGTCGGACTTGCCGGAAAAGGCATCGACGCCTTGGGGGCAGCTATCGGATGGGTCTCGGAGTTCATGCAGCGGCACGCGACGGTCGTTGCGGTATTGGGCACAGCGCTCGGCATACTGGCGACGTCCATGTTCCTCGTTACGCTCCAGTCCAAGGCGATGGCCGCCTGGGCGGGGATCGTCACCACGGCGAAATGGGCATGGGCCGCAGCGCAGAACGGGTTGAACCTTGCCCTGCTGGCGTGTCCCGTGACGTGGATCATCGCCGCAGTCATCGGACTGATCGCCGTAATCGGCTATGTCTGCTACAAGGTGCAGGGCTGGGGTACGCTGTGGGACGGCACGGTCGGATTCATGAAACATTCGTTCCTGGGGTTCGTGGAGAGCGTGAAGCTCTATTTCAGCACGATGATAAACGGCCTTATGATCGGCCTGGACAAGATCAAACTCGGATGGTACAAGTTCAAGGAGGCCGTGGGGCTGGGCGACAGCGCCGAGAACCAGGCCGCCATCGCCCGGATCAACGCCGATATCGAGAACCGCCAGCAGGCGATCATCGAAGGGGCGAAACGGGTCGCGGACCATGCGGCCAAAGCCAGGGTGTCGCTCGACGGCATCCGCCTTCGGTGGGATTCCGAACGGTCGCTGGGCGACGTCGCCGCGAAATTGAAAACCTCGCTGGGGATCGCGTCGCCCTCCCTGCCTGGCATGGGAGGCGAGCTGGCAGCGAATACCCCGGGCAGTGGCAACGGAACCTCCGGCAGTACGGCTGGGGCGGG